CCGTTCCGCGTGTGCTTTGTGTCATTGCGTCAGTGGCAGTATATGGCCCATGCAGCGGGTAGCGTGTGGCAACAAGCGCTGACAAACGCCATCAAGCGATTTGATGGCACCAAGCCGCATCCGCTGTTTCGTGGCAACCGAATCTTTTGGAACAACACGCTGATCGTGCCACTCCCGCAGTACGCCATCCGCTTCAACCCCGGTTCAGTGATAACCGAAGCGACCAGCGCGGCGGCCTATACCGAAACCACGGCGCAAGTGCCAACGACGACCAACTTCTGCGTTGACCGGGCTATCTGGCTAGGTTCGCAAGCGCTGGGCAAAGCCTACGGCAATCTTGGCACCGGAACGGGTAGCTATTTTTGGAATGAAGAACTGACCGACCACAAACGCCGCGTTGAGGTATCCGTTCAGATGATGGAAGGCTCGTCAAAAATAACCTTCATGATGGACAGCAACGGCCAGAAGGTTGCCACGGATTTTGGTGTGGCGGTAGTCAACAGCTACGCTCCTCCCCTCAATTCAACCGAAGGCACATCCGCCATGGCGCTTACTAAGCGCTAATCGCCTGCGAAGCAACAACAAACAACTGAAGGAAAGCCGACATGACGCAAACAATCTACGGCGGGGATTTAAAGAAACCGCAAAACATCGGTGAAGCCGGAAACCAAACCATTTTTGACGGCTATTTTAAAGCCGTCGCAGCCAGCACGGGAACGGATACCGAAGTGCAGCTATTAACCCTGCCAGAAGGTGCCAAGGTAAATAGGTTTACCGCCACTTTCTCAGCGCAAGGCGTCAACGGCGCGACGCATCCGGCCATGACGATTGGGTGGAAGTATAAAAATGGGAGAACGGGCGGGACGGCCACGGCATTCATTACCAGCACAGATACCTATGCGGCAAGTTCCGTAACAGCCAACTATCTTGCAGAGGACCTAACAGCATTAGGCAGTTCAGGCAATCCCTCTGGCGTTTTTGATGGTGATGTGATCGTTTATGCGACCTTTAGCGCCGTCGCCATTCCGGTGGCATTTCAGTTATATGTCGCCGCAGAAGGCCGCTATGCCGGTACACGCTAATGGCGACCGTATCCGTTCGCTATATAGGCAAAAAGGACTGGGAAGCCGACCAGTGGCTCAATACTGGGACGACATGGAATTTTTCAGGCCATGTCGCGGACATGGAAAAAGAAGCAGGTAATAAGATGGTCCTTATGCTTCCGGGGGAATTTGAGATAGCGTTACCGGTAGAACCGGCAGAACCAGTTCTACCGGTAGAAAAGCTCAAAAAATAAACAAATTTGGGTGACTATGCTAAATAGCCACCCAATGCACACAAAAAGACAAATCAATGACCACACAAATAATACTTGGCGGCGATTTAAATAAGCCGCAATATATTGGAGAACACGGAAACTTATCGTATTATGATGGATTCCTCCATCTATACAAGAACGCAACGGATTTAAGTATACAAATGGAATTGTTAACAATCCCTACCGGAACGCAAATACACAGAATAACATCAATATGGAACGGAGCTTATTTTACAAACGGAGGACATACAGATGTATGCATAGGTTGGCGATACAAAAGCGGAAGAGCGGGTGGAGGGGATGAGGCTTTTATACCATGGAGCGATGCCACCCCATTGCGCGTTGGCGCAAATTACATACCAAGAATAAAAACAGCCTTTGGATCATCGGGGAATAATAGCGGCGTATTTGATGAGGATGTTATTGTCTATGTAAAAATGCAGGGAGCGAGTTCGCCAGTCAATACTTATCTGCTAAATGGATTTCAAATATATCTATTGGCAGAAGGCCAATACATTAACACGCGATAAAACCAACAACCAATATAGGCGACAAAATGCCCACCCAACTATCCCAGTTCTTAGCGAATCTTAACCCGCACGTGAGCGGGGCAAGCGACCCTAATATGATGAACGCGCTACGCCGTAGCGTGGTGGAATTCGCCATGCGGTCAATGGCGTGGCGGGCCACGTCCAGTATGAACGTTACCGCATCACAAAGCGCGTATACCGTGCCAGCGCCGACCGACGCGGCAGTCTCGCAAGTTTTATCGGTTGGTGTTTCCGGCTTCTGGTTGGAACCCGTGCTGATAGACACCTTAGCGAGAACACAAGGCTGGGACACGGCGACGGCATCGACGGCGACGAATTATTACATCCAAACGCCGGGCATCGTCTCGCTTTACCCGATACCGACAACCACAGTGATAGGCGCTTTATCCTTTCAGACGGCGCTACAGCCAACGCAAAACTGCCTTACCGTGCCGGATTTCTTGTATACATACTTTGCGCAAGCGATTATCGACGGCGCATTATATTACCTTATGTCTACGCCCGGAAAAGATTATAGCAACCCAGAGCTTGCGCTTTATCATCGACAACTGTTTGAGACGGGTATCGCCACGGCTTCCGCCAACGCCGCGCAACAGTTCGGCAGAACGCCTATCCGCGTTAAGCCGGCCCAATGACCACCGAAACCGAAATACTAACCGTGGTTAGCGGCATTCTAATGGACGCCGCTAACACCCGCTGGCCGTGGACCGAGCTACGCTACTACCTAAACCAAGGGCAGCGGGTAATATCCTCTGCCCGCATAGATGCGTGTTCAGAAACGCGGTTAGTATTTCTGTCATCCGGCGTTAAGCAAACCATCCCAACCGATGCATGGTGGCTGTTATCGGTCATCAGGAATGCACCCATAGCCGTTGTGGAAGGCGCACAACAACCTTCCGGCATTCGTCTTTGTGAACTCGAAAATATAGCGGATTCAGCGCCGGATTGGGCGAACGATACCCCTTCAACAACCGTGAAAAATTACGCCTATGACGAACGAACCCCGAGCATTTATTATGTTTGGCCTCCCGTCTCGCCGGGGGAATACTATTCCGGCGCAGCAAATACGCGTGTAGAAATAGCCGTCGCGGTAAACCCGACAGCCACCACCACCACATCATCGCCAATCGCCATAGGCCAACAATACGAAGCCATGCTAATGGATTACATCCTATGGCGGGCATTCAGCAAGGACGCGGGGCTTCCCAATGGCATGGCACGGGCGCAAATGCACGGGCAGGCTTTCCAGGCGGCCATGGCAATGGCAAACCAGACCGCGCTACACGGCTCCCCCAACGCAGCGATTCAAGGCGGCGTTACCCCTCGCAGCTTGCAGAGGGCGGCAGCATGAAACTGCAAGGCTTCACCGGGGAAACCGCCCGCATCGCGCAACACCTACTGCCGCCGAATGCCAGCAGCTATACCAACAACGTGGAGTTTATCCGAGGCACGCTTAAACCGACCAAACAGCCTTTGCAGGTCATCACCAACCCATTCGGCAACGGCACTGCGCCGACCGTCAAGACGCTATACCGGACAGCGGCGGGCAAGTACATCGCTTGGCCGGGGGACGTTAACGTGGTGCGCTCAACCACGCCAGATGACGGACTAGAGCGTATTTACTGGACGGGGGAAGGTGCGCCTAAAATGGCGTCCGTCACTAATATTGTCGCAGGCATGGGCGGCGCGATGATGGCGTTTGTACCGTCAGGATTGACAATCGCTTTAGGGGTAGCGGCTCCTGCCGCAAGCATCGCCGCCACACCGGCGGGAAGCGGGTCAGGCACGCCTGCCATTCGACAGTACGTCTACACCTGGGTGACGACCTACGGCGAAGAATCCGCACCCTCCACCCCGTCGGCAGGTGTGACTGTGCTACCAGGACAAACGGCAACCGTCACGATTACCTCGTCCACGGCACCCACCAACACAACCGCGCTCCGCATTTACCGGACTGACGCGAACGGCACCTATCGCTATGTGATGCAATGGAGCCTTGGCACATGGACAGGCAGCGACACAGTAGACGATTTATTTCTTGGCGAGGCACTGGCGACGGCAGGATGGGCAAAGCCCAACACCGGCTTGACAGGGTTAAAGGCCGGGCCGAATGGCGTACTGTGCGGGTTCTTCGGCAATACCGTGTGCTTTAGCGAACCCTATGCGCCTTATGCTTGGCCCGTCGCATACCAATTTAACACTG